GACGACATCAACTAATGTCAAGGTCCCGCCCTCAGTCTCTGTTCTAGGGGCACTGTCACTCAATGACAGCATAGGATATCCGTGGTTCGCGCCAGCAGGGTACTCGAGAGGAGCCCTAGATGACGTGATACTATCGACACTTCCGCTAAATAAGGCTAATCTTGATGAGATCTATGATGCATCAATTAATCCGATAACTAAGTTCCCTGGAACTGGAATGATGGTCTGGGGGCAGAAGACACTGCTAGCAGAGGCATCAGCCTTAGACAGGGTAAATGTGAGACGCCTGCTTATTAATATAAGAAGGTCTGTCAGAAATATAGCAAGATTAATGCTATTTGAACCCAATAGACAGGAGACTCTAGATAAATTTAATGCACTTGTCACACCGATCTTACAGAGCATCCAGGAAAAGAGTGGTGTGGATAGGTATAAGGTTATTATTGATGCAACAACTACGACACAGGCAGATGTTGAAAATAACACTCTACGAGGTAAGATATTCATACAGCCCACTAGAACGGCTGAGTTCGTATCTCTAGACTTTGTAGTCACAAATGCAGGTAACTTCTTCGGAGCTTAGAATAATCTTTGCTAGTAGTATATTTAATGATGTTAGGAGAATTTTAAATGGCTGAGACACTTTCTGTAACCGACATGCTTCCAAATAAGTTTGAGCCCAAAAGACAATTTAGGTGGGTTTTTGCTATAGAGGGTGTTGATGCATTCTTAATGAAAACTGCTGCACGACCGCAGATGGCAATTGCTGAGAAGGAGATTCCTTTCATCAATGCTAAGCGATACGTCGCAGGCAGGTTAACATTTAGCACGATGGGTATCACGCTTCACGATCCAATAGCACCGTCTGGTGCTCAGCAGGTGATGGAGTGGGTGAGAACGCACTATGAATCTGTGTCTGGAAGAGCAGGATATGCTGACTTCTACAAGAGAGATATCCAGTGCAAGCTACTTGATCCCGTAGGAACTGTTGTTGAGCTGTGGGATATAAAGGGAGCATTTATCACAGATGCTAACTATAACTCTCTCACATATGACAATGATGTGGAGCCTGTTGAGATCTCATTAACTCTAAGATTTGATAACGCTGTTCTTCAATTCTAGAGTCCGAGATAATTATCCTTATAGAGGGTCCCNTACGGGGGACCTTTTTATTTTACATTGAAATGATTTAGCTGAACAATTATCTAAAAGAAGATGAGGATTTAATGTCGAGTCGCCCTGAAGTTACAGTTCGTGATATTATGAAAGAGGATTTTGGCTGGGAAATTCCAGTTGAGTCAGTTCCTGTTCCGTCAGAGGGGAAGGTATATCCTGCAAATAGCCCGCTGTTTAGAAGGCAGACTCTAGACATCAGGGCAATGACAGCAAGAGAGGAGGATATTCTTGCGTCAAGACCTCTAATACAAAATGGAACTGTTATCACTCATCTAAGAGAGGAGGATATTCTTGCGTCAAGACCTCTAATACAAAATGGAACTGTTATCACTCATCTTCTTCAGTCATGCCTGATTGATAAGACTGTTGACGTGAGAGATCTCCTGCTCGGAGATAGAAACGCTCTGATGGTCTCTGTGAGGGTAACTGGATACGGAACTAGATACGGAGCAGAGGTAAGCTGTCCAGAGTGTGCAAATAGAAGCACGCAGAGTTTTAATCTTGCAGAGCTAGAAATTAGACGCCTAGAGATAGAGCCTGTGAGTCCTGGTGAGAACTTATTCTCATACACACTTCCTGTCACAAAAAAGGTCGTACACTTCAGGTTTCTGACAGGCAGGGACGAAGAGGAGCGTGCTCTGGTCGCAGAGAGAAAGAAGAAGCTTATTCCTGATCTTGAGGTAGAGAATGCTGTGACAGCTAGGCTCGAGCAGTTCATCGTGTCTGTGGATGGTATCACAGACCAGAATAAGATCAACGCATTCATAAGTGGAATGCCAGCACAGGACTCTAGAAAGATCAGGCAGTATATGCTAGAGAGTGAACCCGGGATAAATATGGAGGGCTGGATGAAGTGTCCAGGCTGCGGAGAATCATCTCAGGTACCTCTTCCGATAGGAATCAATTTTTTTTGGCCCAGCTCGTAGTCTAAGAGAGCAATTTCTTGAGGAGGCATTCCTCCTCCTCTTTCATCTCAAGATCGACTATAGTGATATCTCGTCTATGCCTGTCGCATATAGGAAGTGGTTTATACAGAGGATCGCTGATGAGTACTCTGACCAAGCTGACGCACGGAAGCGTCAGTCAGACAACACGTCAAGAAGGAATGTGAGAGATCTTCCTATGGGAGAGATGGGCCTTGAGGCAGCATCATCACCACCGAAAGATGGGCCAAAGAGCTTTAAGTGATTCTCTGTAGCGTAATACATATTAGACAGAGGGATATCTGATGGTAGACGAAACAAGATCTCGCATGACCAGGTCCGAGGCAGAGGTCTGGCGTGAGGCAGCAAATCAGGCCGAACGCGGTGAGGTAGCAACAGCCGGCTGGCGGGCTAACGTCCGAGGTGCGAATCAGGAGGCATCTGACTTCATCACACTTGGTCGCCAGCTCCAGCAGGTAGGACAGGGAGTCCAGAACACGTGGGATCAATTTGGCGCGACTATCGCTAGCCAGATTCCTTCGAAGATGCGTGAAGCATATGACAAGATCCAGTACCAATTCGGTGGGCTGGGTGACGACATCCTATCACCTACAAATAACATGGCCAGGGTCATGCAGTCGACGACAAGAGATGTCTACAGTGAGATGAATAGGACCTCAGAGATGTATGAGATACATCAGATGAGTCTGAAAGCTGTGTTTAAGGATGTCGGCGAGGCCATGGAATACTTCAATGAGATGGCTGAGGAGCAGGCAGGTAATTACGCTCTGCTGAGCTCAGCTAATGCAAATCTTGCAATAGAGATGCAACTCTTTGGAGAGGGCATAGGCCTAGAGTCGAAGCAGACAGGCGACTTCATAAGGAGACAGATAAGCCTGACAGGCGAGGCTGGCACAGATATGCTGAGGGAGGCTGTCGTATATGCTAATAAGGTAGCTGACTACACAGGTGACTCAGCTAAGCTCATCGCACAGAACATGTCAGCGATGATAAGTGACACCGAGAACTTTGGAAATGTCACAGTTGTCGAGTCAGCTCGAATAAGCTCTGAGTTGCGCCAGATAGGCATCGCATACGGTGACCTATCAGGAATGGTGGGTCAGTTCCGAGGATTCGAGCAGGCATCTCAGTCCGTATCAGCTCTCACGACTGTATTCGGAGTTCAGCTTGACGCCATGGAGCTGATGAGGCTAGCAAATGAGGACCAAGGGGGATTCCTGCGACGGATAAGGCAGGACTTCCTCCAGACAGGAAAGTCAGTTGACCAGCTCAGTCTCGCTGAGAAGCGTCTCATAAAGGAGCAGCTGAACCTCAAGGACGTCGCTTCCGTTGAACGACTACTAGATCCTAGGACAGCTATCACATCATTCGAGGAGCTCTCGATGGCAACTTCAGGCGTTGCCACGGATACGGGAGCTGCCATGGATGAGATACAGGATGACATCCAGGTGATGAGCAATGCTGCTGAGATGCGTGCTGATGCAATGAGAGATCACATGCAGGAGGCATTCAGGGAGGGTGTCATAGACTCGACATTCCANGCGGAGCAGCAATTTATCAGGTTCGGACACCAGGCGNTGGAGGCACTGACAGACTCGACAGAGNANNCTNNCGCGCTCACAATTGCGATGGAGGACCTGGCTNAGGGNCCGCTNTCTATGGAGACAGCAGGTGGCCTGATGGACTGGATCAACACGCTCAACACAGACGTAAGAACTGCGGGTGCGAAGGTCTACGAAACGACAACTGCCATCGTCAACGGCGTAGAGGTAGAGTGGACAAGATTCTCTGGCGCTCCCTGGATGGCGATCGTCGAGAGGATGACAGAGGGCCTGACAACTGGATTCTCTAACGCATTCGGAGAGATCGAGAATGACTATCTCAAAATTTCTACGAGGCCCCCACGCGGCTGGGAAAGGCGCAGCATGTCTCCCGCGGGAAGGGAGGTCTTTGAGGGCTTCAAGCTCGCGTTTGACGCTCTTCCACCTGCTCTGCAGGAGAGCTTCGGCGAGATGGAGAACATCAACGCAGAGTCAATGAATGTCATGCTAGGTCAGAGTGATAGTGCTCTGACGAGGATGGTCCAGGATGTGGCCAGGACATATGAGCAGACATATGATGAGCTCAATGAGGATGACAAGATAGCCCTACGGCAGAGGCTACACCTAGGCGAGGACTACGAGGCACAGATACGGTCACTCATGTCGAGCTCAGCTTGGACACAAGGAAAGGACATGCAGGCACTAGAGGATAGCGCTGGGTCTTTTCTAGCTGACATGAAGATGATGAAAGAGACGTTTAACTCTGCAGACCTCAGGAGGATCCAGGAGCAATTCGGTCTAGACCCAGAGCTAGTTCAAGAGTACATGGGAGCAGAAAGTACTGCATCCCTCGCTGACATCGCAGGAGAGAGGCTACGAGCAGCGTCACGAGCAAGGGTCGTAGGTGAGGATGAAGAAGCTGCTGAGGAAGAGTCAGAGGATGGAACTCCCGCACGTCACCGCGGCCGA